CATTATTATAATGCAACTATATACAAGTACAAAACACAACGTATCATGACGTAACTATAAGGACCTTCAGATGTTGCCTATCAATTCTTTTTTATTGCCCACATAGCTCAGCTGGTAGAGCAACTGACTTGTAATCAGTAGGTCCCGAGTTCGACTCTTGGTGTGGGCTCCATTTAAACGTGGAGTTATATTATGGCGTTAGTTCGCGGAATGTCTATGCTTAGCACTCGCAAGCGTAAAGTTAAAATCACAAAAGCTAAAATGGCTCAATACGAGTCTAACTGGCTTATTCATAATAAACGTTGTAAACAGAACGGAATGCATGAGCTCCGCTATTCAACGGTGGAAGACTATATTGATTACTGTCATGGCAGAAAACAAAAGTCAACTCAGGAATTCCAACCATTAGTCACTAATACAGTATATCGTAGAGAAAGCGATGTTGAGTATCCTTCTTTAACGAAAGGTGGTCATGGCGGTGGTACAAAACAAGAACCTATGAGATATACTGGTACTTTAGTTACAGGTATCGCTACAATGCACAAATCCAACGCAGTTCCAGTCATAAATCAAGAACAAGCAGAAGAAATAAGCCGAATGGCAAAATAATGGTTGACATTCATAAAGAACTATGGTATAATGGTTGTATAAATTGAATAAAGGAATACATTATGAGTACTGAATTGAGATCTGTTCCAAATACCGATATAATGCAAACTAGGTTCTATGGTGGAAAGGAACGTGGTACGTGCATTCAATTAACGCCACCATGGGAAACGCAAGGTCACATCCAACTAACTCGATCCCAAGCCATGTCGTTGGCTAGAGAGTTAATGTTGTTCGCAAACAAATTCGAAGTTCCACAAGCGTTAGAAGATATCGTTAATGATGAAGGTAGATTTGTATGAATAATCCTTGGGATATAATAAAAGTACTTGAGTCAGATAACAGTCGCTTATTTAAAGAAGATTATCTAAGTCGGTATATTGTTAAAGATCATACGTTGTATAATCCAATGTTGGTTAAAGGTTTAGTGTATGGTTTAGATTCAATGATTACTTTTGGAGTAGCAGATATTCCTGAAAGTGTTTCAGATGGCACAGGTCAGATAGGTGGCACTGACTTTTATGTTCTTGCCGATAAATTAAAGAATCGTGAATTAACTGGTCATGCTGCTCGAGACGCAATCATTGCAGCAATGCAAACCGCAACATCAGAACAATGGAACGGTTGGTATCGTAGGATCTTACTAAAAGACTTTAGAGCAGGTTTTGGTATTAACACGGTTAATAAGGTGGCCAAAGGTACGGTCCCTGTATTCAAGTGTATGCTTGCTCACTCAGGAGATAACAATCCTAAAAAGATTAAAGGTGAAGTGGTTGTTGAATATAAGTATGATGGTGTAAGAGCTGTTGTAATTGTTCAAAACGATACTGCTGTCATTTATAGTCGTAACGGTAAACTGCTAACTAACTTCCCTCATATTGAAAAAGCATTCAGCAAGAAGATCTTTAACGACTTAGTCTTTGATGGTGAAGTTATGTCTCATGACTTTCAGGCTTTGATGAAACAGATTCATAGAAAGGAAGGAGCTCAAACTGAAGATGCATACTTTGCATTATTTGACTTTTTACCTATTACTGAATTTACAGAAGGTAAAAGTACATTACCAATTACATTAAGAAAAGCTCAGCTGAATATATTGTCTGCACAGTTTGATGATAGTATTAGATTGGTTGATTATCAATTAATGGATCTTAACGAACCAGATGGTGTTGTTAGATTTGAAGCAATGAATAAGGAAGCTATTGAGAAAGGATACGAAGGCATCATGGTTAAACCACAAGATGGTCTATACGAATGTAAACGATCTTACGGTTGGTTAAAAATGAAACCTTATATTGAATTGACTTTAACTGTAGTTGATATGGAAGAAGGAACTGGTAAGAACGTTGGATTGCTTGGAGCATTGGTTTGCGAAGGCAGAGATGAAGGTAAAGACTTTAGTGTTAACGTTGGAACTGGTTTATCTGATGCTGATAGGAAATTGTTCTGGGAACAAAAGAACGCAGTTATCGGACAGCTTGTAGAGATAAGAGCTGACTCAATAAGTTTATCTCAAACCAGTGAGGATCTATATAGTTTAAGGTTCCCACGATTTAAAACGTTTAGAGGCTTCGAGCCAGGAGAGAAACTATAATGTTTGGATTATTCAAGAAAGACCCGAGAAAGAAACTGCAGACACAATACGAAAAGTTATTGTATGACGCAATGGTACTACAACGCTCAGGCGATATTATGAGTTACTCTACAGTGACGGAAGAAGCAAACATGGTACTTGACCAAATTAATGAACTAGATGCTGGAGAAAAACTATGACACAATATACTAAAGATGTTGAAGATCATCAGATACGTATGGATGCTATTGAATGGTCTAAAGGAGTTCAGACAATTCACGGCCATTCGTTATCATCAATGTACTACGACACTCGACCGCAAGATACTGAAGGCGGTAAGGCAGTGACTGATGTTGAATTAAATAATGGTGTCGTTAAACGCTATCAAAACGAAAAGCTAATACATACGTTTGGTACTGAACTTAAAGGCGAAGAGTTAACTGAACAGTATATAAGGTTAGCTCTATGAGAACTGCACTATTATTATCAATGATTCTAATTAGTCCTTTAAAGGTTCAAGGTACTGCGATTGATTATGATTACGATATAGATATGCATGGTGAATCGTTCTTAATGACTCAAGATACATATTGTATGGCATTGAATATTTACCATGAAAGTAGATCTGAGAATCTTGCTGGTAAGTTTGCTGTTGCTGATGTGGTAGTGAATCGTTTAAATGATCGTAGATACCCTAATACTATTTGTGGTGTAATATACGACGCTGAACTTAAACCGTCATGGAAGGACCCTACTAAAGAAGTACCTGTAAGGAATCGCTGTCAGTTCAGTTGGTATTGCGATGGGAAGCCAGACGAACCTACAGAACAGGATGCGTGGAATGAAAGTATATTAGTTGCACATCAATTAATATTCGAAGGTCGCATGGAAGGAATAACAGAAGGCGCTACTCATTACCACACAACGTATGTAGAACCATACTGGGCAACTTCGTTAGATTTAGTTGGACATATAGGAACCCATATCTTTTACCGAGAAAACTAATAAATATATCCATATAAACATTATGGAGTAAATTATGAGAGTTGCCGGTGTTGATTACAGTTTAAGTAGTCCAGCAATTTGTGTACATGAAGGTGATGAGTGGAGTTACGATAACTGTACCTTTTATTATTATGTAAAGCAAAAGAAATTACTAATTGGAGAGAAGGGACAGTATCAAGCAACAATGTATCCTGATAACTGGTTTAACGATCAAGACAGATATGATATCATCGGATCTTGGTCTCAGGCAAAATGTTTTGAATGTGACTTCGTTGGAATTGAAGGCTACGCGTTTGGAGCGGTCGGTAGAGTATTTCAAATAGCAGAGAACTGTGGATTGCTTAAACACAAACTATGGGAGAAAGGAATTGCTTACGATGTCTACGCACCAACTATGATTAAAAAGTTTGGGTGTGGTAAAGGCAATGCAAATAAAGAAGCAATGATAGATGCATTTGAATTAGAGACAGGCGTTAACGTTCGTGAAAAGTGTGGTATAATAAACAAATCGTGGAATCCTATTACTGATATTGTAGATGCTTACTATATCTGTAAATATGGTTTTACTCAAATAATAGAGAAGAAAGATGATAGTAATATTTAACGGACCTCCAGCTTCAGGAAAAGATGAAGCAGCAACTGTATTTAAAGAAAGGTTTGGCTTTGGCAATCTTAGCTTTAAGTATCAATTATTCAAAGAAACTATTAATCATTTTGAAGTTGATGAAAGATGGTTCATGGATGGATATAACAATAGAGCACAAAAGGAAAAGAGAGAGTTTGCTCTAAACGATATGTCAAGACGTGAAGCAATGATTCATGTATCTGAGAATATTATTAAACCAAAGAAAGGTTTGGATTACTTCGGTCGTTCAGTCGCCGATGAAATATTCGAAGATAATCACTATGCGTTAGCAGATGGTGGATTTGTTGAAGAACTTGAGCCTATTGTTAAAAAGGTTGGCAGAGAAAATGTTATCATAGTTCAATTAACTAGAGAAGGTTGTGACTATTCGACTGATTCAAGAAAGTACTTTAATGGTAATCTAATTAAAGAATATACTGTTAATATGTCAACCGACATTGATAAGGCATATGTCTTAAAAGAAGAAATGGATGTTTCTACATATAGAATTCATAACAATGGTTCAGTCACTGCGTTTCATAGTGCTCTTGAAAATATATATAATGATTTGAAGGAATCCCATGGACTCGAAGCTACAGAACCTTCCGACGCCTAATATAATAAACCTTACCGAATGTAGGGATAGAAAATATTGGACAGAAGAACAATGGATGCAACGTGGAGTAAAATCCATTCGCGTTCATTCTTATGATCGTTATGAAGAAGGAGTTTCTATTCCGTTCATCGGCGAACAGGATATCATTGACCAAACAACTAAAGGTGTTACCTCTTCTCATCTATTAACTATTAAATGGTGGCTGGAAAATACCGACGAAGAATATGGATTGTTCTTTGAAGATGATGTTGATTATAGTACAATAGATCATTGGAATTTTACACTAGAAGAATATATTGCGAGGTGCAGCCTATGGGATTGGGGTTGTCTGCATTTGTGTAATGTGTTTGAGTATCCTTATGACTATCGTAATGAATACATTCCTATGGTTCCAAGAAAAAGAATGCCTTGGGATCATGGATTACAAGCATACGCTTTAACTAGAGAATATGCTACTAAGATCGTTGATTATTATTTTGGTCATGATTCTAGTAAGATTCATTATCGTATGCCATTAGGATCTCCAATAACAACAGAAAACAATGTTATGCACGGATTTGGTTTAGTAATTACTTTTCCATTATTCAACCATAATGTTACAGACTTTAGATCAAAGAATATATATTATTACAACGAACAGGCAAGCAGTGCTTTTTATTCATACGAGTTCCTAAAGGATTGGTGGACAAATAAAGGCTCTCTGTTATCGCTTGAGGAAATCTTTGATGATGAACGTGAAACTAATAAAATTTATGAGGAATTAAAATGAGTGTAGTATATAAAGGTGAGATCGTAGAATCAGAATTATCAGTTAACTCGAAAGGCGGAACTGAAATGATGAGACAACGACTAATAGACAATGTTGATAAAAGTGTATTAGAAAAAGTGGCAGTACATCTATCTCGACCCAGAGAAGTATATGATGACGTACCAAATGTATTATGGTGCCATGATCTAGCAGAAGATCCAGAAAACAAAATCTTAAGAGATGGCGGTTGGAATGTATTTCAACACTTTGTCTTTGTGTCATCATGGCAGAGAGATCAGTATATCGTAAGATTCGGTATTCCATATTCTAAGTGTTCTGTTATTAGCAATGCTATTGAAACAAAGTATGCTCCATTTAAAAAGGATATGGAAACTATTCGCTTTGTGTATCATACAACTCCACATCGTGGTCTTGAGTTACTTATTCCTGTATTCGAAGCACTATGTAAAGAATTCGATAATATCCATCTTGATGTTTATTCAGGGTTCGGTATCTATGGTTGGGAATCTCGTGATGAAGCGTATAAAGGATTGTACGAAAGAATTGGTCAGCATGATAAGATGACCTATCACGGTGTACAACCAAACGAAGTAGTAATGGAAGCGCTAAAGCAATCGCATATTTTCTTATATCCTAATATTTGGAAAGAGACCTCATGTATTGCTTTAATTGAAGCTATTAAATCTCAGATGATTTGTATCCATCCTAACTACGGTGCATTGCCTGAGACTGCATCTAATGCTACTATCATGTACGATTGGAGTGAAGATGCAAATACTCATGCTAACTATTGTTTCGCAGTTACTAAACAGATACTTAATCAAATGAAAACCGACGAAAACTATTTCCATGGGTTTACTTATTCAGATAGGTTTAACTTGGCACGTAATACTGTTCCTAGTTTCACTACTATGTTTAATACTCTATTGAGAAACGTCGGAGATATCTATCAAAAATAAAAACAACGTAATACAGTTTCCAAGGACTGATTATGAAACGCCCAATTCTCACGAAGAGGTTGGGCAGAAGATCAGACAGTACAAGGAATCGTACTCGTCTGAGCTATCAGAGATCATATGGGAAAACGTATTGGGTGAGATGGCAAGAGCTGGTTGCGACTTAGAGGAAGACGCTGAGTTATACTTTCCGAGTATGATTCTAATCTTTGAAGCAATACGTTCTTTACATCTCATGACTATGGGAGTTGATCACGAACTCCAAGACTATGCTCAAGAAAACGTATATGTAGCAGATGGATCTGACGAAACTGCCTTAACTGGTGGTTTTATGAAAAAAGTTGATGAAACCATTGACATTGACCCAGATCTTTGATATAATAGTCTAACAAATTAAATAAAAGGTTACATTATGATATTAGTTGATTATAACCAAGTTATGCTAGCGAGTCTATTCGCAAGTATTGGCAATCACACAAACGTTGAGTTAGATGAAAATCTACTACGTCACATGTTCTTAAACTCTATTCGATTCAATCGCAAAAAGTTTACTGCTGAATATGGTGAGATCGTATTATGTTGCGATAACAAAAATGTTTGGAGACGTGATTACTATCCTTACTATAAAGCCAATCGTAAAAAGAGTCGAGATGATTCTGATTTAGATTGGAATGCGTTGTTTGAAATCATTCATCGTATTCGTGCTGAGATTGAAGAGTTCTTCCCATACAAGGTTGTATCGGTAGATCGTTGTGAAGCTGATGATATCATCGCAACATTATGTATGGAACATGGTACTGAATTAAATACCGGTTCTGAAAAGATTCTTGTTCTCTCAGGAGATAAGGATTTCATTCAACTACATAAGTACGCTAACGTAGATCAATATAATCCAGTACTAAAGAAATGGGTTACTCATGCAAATCCTCAATGGTATTTGGTTGAACATGTTCTTAAAGGTGATACTGGTGATGGTGTTCCAAATATCCTTTCTCCTGATAATTGTTTAGCTGTTGGTGAAAGACAAAAGCCAATGACTAAGAAAAGGATTGAGCAGTTTACTCAGAACCCAGAGTCAATGGATGAAGAAACGCGATTAAGGTTTAAGCGTAATAAACAAATGATTGACCTTACACAAATACCTCAAGAGTTCATAGATCAGATTCTTGAAAACTATAACAATAACCCAGATGTTGGCCGAGGACATCTATTTAACTATTTTGTTAAAAACAAGCTCAAGGGTTTAATCGGCGACTTACAGGACTTTTAAAATGATAAGAGAATCAATTGCAGACACTATCTTAGCTGCAGGCAAACTAAAAACATCAGAAGAAAAGGTTGCGAATCTTCAATCTAACGTTTCAGTTGCATTAAGAACTATTCTTCGTCTAATATATGACAAAGAAATTAATTTCCTTATTCCTGATAGCCCTCCACCTTATAAAGTGAATGGTGCCATTGAGAATACTGAGACTATGTTATATCGTGAATCAAGACGGATGAAAATCTTTATTGAAGGTGGCGGTTACGACAATCTACAGCAATCCAAACGTGAAAATTTATTCATTGGATTGCTTGAAGATCTTCACCCATCAGACGCAAAGCTTTTAGTCGAAAACGTAGTACCTCATAAAGCAGTTAAAGGCGTAACAAGAAAGGTTGTTGAAGAAGCCTTTCCTGATTTGTTTACTACACCAATGGATATGCGATAAGGATACTATGATGGCCAAGCGGTTTAAACAGATCCGTGATAGTGGTAACGAATGGGAATCAGCCAAGCTGGAGGACCGAAGACGCGAGAAAGATAAGAAGCGTACTCGGTCCGAGACCCGCAAGCACAAGCTTAGTGAAAAACATAAATTAATCTCATAAAGTTGTTGACATTCATAACAAACTGTGTTATAATGGTACTATAAATTGATAATGAATTGGAATAAAGAATGGATCACAGAAAAGACAAATTAATCCTTGTAGATTGCGATGGTGTATTACTTGATTGGAAATACGCCTTCTATAAATGGATGGAAGAAAGTAATGGACTGGAAGTAATGGAAGAAGGCGTCTATGACGTTGCTACTACCTTTCATATTACAAAACTTGAGGCAAAAACCTTAGTTAGACAGTTTAACGAATCAGCTAGGATTGGATTCCTCCCTGGGTTACGCGATGCTATCAAGTACGTTAAAATGTTACATGCAGAAGGATACGTATTTCATTGCATTACTTCTTTATCAACAGACCCATACGCAAAGATAATGAGATTAGCGAATCTTGAAAGATTGTTCGGCGAAGGCGTGTTTGAAGAATTGGTATGTCTTGACTGCGGAGACGATAAAGACGAAGGATTACTACCTTATAAAGATAGTGGATGTATCTGGGTAGAAGATAAACCATCTAATGCCGAGTGTGGCGCAAACTTAGGACTCAGAGCTGTTCTAATTGAACATGACTTTAATATAGATTATATTAATAATGATATAGCAAAAGTTAAAAATTGGAAAGAAATCTACGAGTCCATCGTATAAATAACTATATGACTGTTAGGATAATATATTAAATGCCAAATTACTCATTTAAAAACAAAGACGGCACAGGCGAGGTCTTCGATAAATTTCTGAAGATGGCTGACCGCGAAGTCTTCCTCCAAGACAACCCACATATCAAACAAGTCATAACTAGTGGCACGCCTATGGTTGATAGTATACGTATGGGAAGGCAAAAGCCTGACCAAGGATTCCGCGATATACTTTCATCCATGAAACAAAACAAATCATACACCGGAAACAAAATCAACGATTGGAAATAAGACTCCATTTTAACCTTATCTTCCAACGTGAACTTAGGAGGTTATATGTCAAGACAGCGTCGTTTATCACCAAAGAAAGAAAATAGGAAAGGTCGTAAAGAAGAAGGTTCAAGAATGGATACTAAATTCACTATGAATCAAATTCGACCACTTACTGACACTCAAGGTGAAATGTTCGACAGCTATAATGCTGGGTATAATATCGCTGCCATTGGTACGGCAGGAACAGGTAAAACAATGTGTGGACTCTATCTAGGCTTATGTGATGTATTAGCCAACGATGACTACCATCAAGTTATCATTGTTCGTTCTGCGGTTCAAACAAGAGAACAAGGTTTTATGCCTGGGACTCAAGCGCAAAAGGAAGCAGTATATTCGGTTCCCTATGCAGACGTAGTAAATGATTTATTTGGCAGAGGAGATGCGTGGTCAATACTAAACCAAAAGTCTTCAGTCAAATTTATGACATCATCGTTCGTTAGAGGTTTAACGTTTGATAATTCTATTATTATTGTAGATGAATGTCAAAGTATGACTTATCATGAACTCGATAGTATCATTACACGAGTTGGTGATTCGTCTAAGATTATCTTCTGTGGCGATACAGCTCAGGATGATCTTGCTGGAACTAGACATAAACACGATACATCAGGACTAACGGACTTCTTGAAAGTTCTAAATAAAATGGATGAATCGTTTAAAATAATTCAATTTGGTATCGAGGATATAGTTAGGAGTGGCCTCGTTAAGGAATACATCATCGCCAAAGAAGGCGGAATAAGTCCTAAGCTAAGATTAGCAAGTTAGGATAAACTAAAAACAGGGAATGCCGGTTTCGGCCGGCTGAACCTTTAAGGTATATATTATGGATTTTAAATTTGAGCATAACTCTGAGGCACCAGTCCTCGAGAAACTAACACGAGCATCTGTAGACGGTAAACGTATTTACCAAACGCCTTCTGGTGCAGGTTACCCTTCAGTAACAACAGTCCTAGGTATTCTTGGAAAAGAAGACATACAGAAATGGCGCGATCGCGTTGGACATGCAGAAGCTAATAAAATATCTACTCAAGCGTCTCGACGTGGTACCGCAGTTCATAAACTTTGTGAAGACTACGTAGATAACGATCCTAATTATTCTAAGAAGCACATGCCTTCTAATATTCAGATGTTCAATACAATGAAACCTATATTAGATGCTTCAATAAATAATGTATGGTACCAAGAATGTTTCTTATATTCAAACGAACTTGAGACCGCAGGCCAAGTAGATTGTATTGGCGAATGGAATGGTGAACTTGCTGTTATTGATTACAAAACATCGAGGAGACCAAAGAAAGAAGAATGGATTCTAAATTACTACATGCAAGTCGCGTTCTACGCAAAAGCATTTGAGGATATGACAGGTATACCAATTAAGAAAGGTGTTATCTTTATCGGAGTTGATGACAACGAACCTCAGGTATTTGAGTTTAACACTGAAGATTACTTAGAACACTTTAGAGCAGTTCGTGAAACATATAAGGGCATGTATGAAAAAGACAAGGTACGTGATATCTGATCCAAACATGGGAATATTCCTCGGTACATATAATGGTTACGATTTAGGTAGAGAAGACGATAGTAGAATATATGCTTGTTTCGCGGCGAACAACCCATTCGCTTTAACAACATGTCCTAGCTTCAAAACTGAACGTGCAGCTAACCATTTTATAAAGGATATGTTTCCAACAAGAAAACAAAAAGAATTGATAACAAAGGCGATTGAGTGCGATTCAGAATTTCCAACTGTGGTCGATTTAATTAAGAATGGTTTAAGTGAAGATACGTTTGATATGATAGATGGATTAGTCGGTATAGAAGTAAGTGATACGATTCATTAAGTTACTATTGACATTAACTCAAAAATAGATTATAATAGCCATTATGAAAACAGATAAACAATTAATACAAGACGCGTTGATGTTAGCTATAAAAGCTCACGACGGTCAAAGACGAAAGTATACTGGAGAGCCTTACTCTACGCATCCTATTGCCGTATCTAAAATAGTAGAGACAATTGATCACACTCCTGAAATGGTGATAGCTGCGCTGTTACACGACGTGGTAGAAGATACCGATGTTACCTTTCGAGAGTTAAGAGATGAGTTTGGATCTAAGGTTGCTGAACTAGTTCACTACTGTACGAACGTATCGGATAAAGTAGATGGAAATCGTGCGTTTCGTAAAAAGATGGATGCAGATCATTTTGCGTTAGGTCCTGCTGAGTCGCAGACGATAAAGATAGCTGATTTGATTCACAACAGCTTGTCTATTATACCTCATGATCAGAAGTTCTTCCATAAGGCTTACAAACATGAGAAACAGTATCTCCTAGATATTTTAACCTTAGCCGATCCTATTCTAAAGGGTCAAGCACAGTCTATCCTAGACGACGCATGGAATCAGTCTTAATCGGCTGATTCCATCATAAGCGTATTGTGAAAGCAGAGCAGATCAACGGTAAAACGTGATATCTGATTACAATACTCATAACCCGCTCAGAGTAGCAGTACGCTTATGATGGAATCAGTCTTAATCGACTGGTTTCGTGCCATATTCTTTTTAGTTATAACCATATTCTTTTTTGTTCTAAAATAATCACACTTTTTTCTTATTTGCTATTTACATTCATAACGAACCATTGTATAATAGCTATATCAAATGGAAAAAAGGAATAATCATGAAAAATACTTATATCGTTAAACAAGTCGCAATCCCTGCTGAACTACGTGATCTACCAAACCAAAAAGGTTGGGATGGAGCAATCACTGAGTCTGATCACTGGAGAGTAAAGATGGACTACACGCACTTCGGTTCAAAGAAAGGATTCAATAAAGATGATTTAGAATTCTTTACTGATACCTATGAAGTTGAAGCTGATAGCCTTGACGATGTATTTAGATTGACTAATCTATGGAATGATGATTCTGCAGTCAAACGATTCAGAACAGGTCATTCTACTTCTATCGGAGATATTATTGTTAATAAGTCTAATAACAGAATGGTCATGGTTGATTCATTCGGATTTGGAGAGATACTATAATGATTACTTGGGATCAATACACGAAAGGTTACTGCATTCCTGCTGATTGGGAAAATACATCTTGGGGTAACGATGAGTTACCATCTTTTGAGACTAACGGATATCGTATCTGGGTCAATTCTCCAGATCTTGCCGAAAGAAAAGAATCTCAGGAACATTTAGGTATGACTGGTGATGATTTCAAAGATTGGATCTTTGCTGTCACATACTGCTCGGAAATAGGAGCTGGTGAAGATCTTCTTTTATCAACGAATATTAAAGAGGTAATTGACTTCGTCAGTAAACCGCATCCTATTGCCTTTATGGAGAAATATGCTGACGTTATGATGCCTATTCTCCGTAGAATGTCAGTTGTCTAAAATAAATGAAATTAATCTCATAAAACTATTGACATTCTTTATGATACCGTATATAATGGTACTATAAATTGGAAAAAGGAAATAATTATGACTAAATTTAACAAAGAAGATTTTACTTGGGATGGAATGTATTTAATGTATCGTGGAGATTTTAACGGATCTCGTAAGATGCTTGATGTTTGTCCTGATGCCCATCCTTCATGGAAAGGTATGAATAAGCCTGCCTTCGTTGCTAGGTTCAAGTACGGTTACAAGCCTTGGAAAGCTTGGGTTAATTTCTTAGTCAAAAATGCTACTGTTGAAAAATATATGGAACTTGCTGATCATGGTACTAAATACTTCAACGAAAGGTACGGTTATGAAACTTGTGGTTCACCAGTTGCAGCAATGGAACAACTTGGTTATAAGGGGAAGAAATAATGTCTAATACTTATTGGAATGGAAACGGAACTTACCAAGGAATCATCGATAAACTTTCAGAGGAAATCCCAATTGAAGGAGCTTGTGAAGACAAAGCTATAGATCGTTTACGTCAAGCAATTAATGCTTACTATGACATCTATAATAATGGTGGTTGTAATTCAGTAAGTCGCAAGGTTTCTTACTTCTTTCCTGGAGTTATGAGTCGTCTTAAGTCTAATAGATATCGTTCTATGAACCGCGGTTACGACTGGGACGCTGTAGAGAAAATCACTGAACCAATGATGGATGAAATCATTCTTAAAGTCGCAAAGAAAAAAGGATTAGTATAATGTTGACATTAACAGGTGCAAGTATAAACACAACTACGTCAGACTTGAACTACGTAAGCTTCTCTGATGGTTCTTCGTTTATCGCTGAAGCACAAACATATTCTATTCTCCCAGGGTTCTACTGGGAAATGACAAATCATATGCCTTTAGAGCGTTATGAAAATAAACTAAAATAACTATTGACATTCATAAAGAACTGTTGTATAATAGCTACTATAAATTAAATTAATAATTAATGAGGAAATATATTATGAGTCACGAATTAGAAATGGTAAATGGCGTCGCAAACATGGCATACCGCGAATCACAGGGTATTCCTTGGCATGGTCTTGGTACTCCAGTTCATGATAACATGACACCGATTGAAATGATGAAAGCTGCTAACCTTGATTGGAAAGTATCTAAGAAGAAGTCTTACGTTGAAATCAACGGAGAAAATGTTGAGACGGGTCAAGAAGCTTTGGTTCGCGAATCTGACGGTCGTATTCTGACTAATGTTTCTGGTAATTGGAAGCCATGTCAAAACGAAGATGCATTCAACTTCTTTAACGATTTTGTTGCTGCTGGTGATATGAAGATGGACACTGCAGGTAGTTTGAAGGACGGTCAAATCGTTTTCGCGGCTGCTGATGTTAATGATGGATTTACCCTCGCAGGTGGAGATGAAGTAAAAGGTTACCTTCTATTCTCAAATCCTCATGTCTATGGTAAATCTATTGACGTTAAATTCATTATGACTCGTGTTGTATGTAATAACACATTGTCTATGGCTTTGACTGAACGTGGTCAACCTGCAGTACGACTATCCCACAGAAACGAGTTTAATCCAGACATGGTTAAACAGTTATTAGGTATATCGCATAATCGTGTAGAGCAATTCAAAGAAGCTGCTGAGTTCCTATCTTCGAAGCGTTATTCAGACGCTGCGTTCAAAACATTCCTTGCCAACGTGTTTGGTACTTCTAATCAAGAAGGTAAGATTCTATCAAGGACTGCTGAACGTGCGTTGGAAATCGTTGATACTCAGCCAGGAGCTGATATGGCAAGAGGTTCATGGTGGAATGCTTATAACGCAGTAACATATATGACTGACCACGAAATGGGAAGGTCTGATGATACTCGCGCAGCGGCTGCTTGGTTCGGTCATAACGCGAAACGCAAGCTTGATGCCTTGGATACAGCAGTTAAAATGGCGGAGATGGCGTAAGCCGTCTCTTTGACCATTCTTTATGAAAATAAATGAAAATAACTATTGACATTCATAATGAACTATGGTATAATGGTACTATAAATTGATAAAACAAATTAAACTTGATTAGGAAATATATTATGAAATTTGATGCCAATGGAAAACAAAGAACAGAAGCATATCAAGGTACCTTTTCTACTTTTTGTGCAGAAGACATGTTACAAGTAGAAACCATTAAGACTTATGTTAAGAACATGAACAAAGAACTTAAAGCTGCCGGTGCGGTCGATAAGCGCGGTTTCAAGCTACGTTACAGAACTTGTCTAAAAGCTCGCAAGCCTATTAACAAAGTAGTTAATAGATGGACAGGAAACCTCATCGGTCATACAAATCATGGCGACGTTATCGGCGGTTTCGCGAATGCTGCTGCAGTAGATGTTTATATTCAACGTGCAAGCTACTATGCATAAGCATAAATAATTTTGTGGAATGTTTCACAGTAATATAAGAAGTAATTATGAAAATTAAAATAGAAATCGAACTTGATACTGTTAGAGATAATGAAGAGATAGAATCATTAATCGACATAGTTAATAGTATCAAGGCAAAAATGGCAGAGGCCGAAGAATATGAGTAAGATCTTAATTACCGGTGGAACAGGCTTCGTTAGTACGAATCTTCTACCACTCCTTTTAGCAGAAAAACATGAGGTTGTCTTAGTAGATAATCTCTCTCAATCAGTCTACGTTCCAGAGTTCCATGAAGATGCAAAATTTTATCAAGCTGACATACGCAATGTAGAACATCTTGAAAGTATCTTTGACTTAGAACAACCAGACGTAGTGTTCCACTTCGGCGGTCTAGTCTCAATCTACGATTGCCATAATGATCCAGTTAGTGCTGCGACTAACAACATTGTTGGATCTATCAATGTATTTAATGCCTCTCTAAAGGTCGATTGTAAGAGAGTTATCTTTTCTGAATCATCTGCAGTATACGAAAACGTTGAGTTACCTGAAGGTGGTTATGTTGAAGGTTCATCAGATCCTACTACAATGTATGCAGCCTCTAAGGCAGCAGTTGCGTTAATTGCAGATTCCTACGCAAGAACAAGAGGGTTGGAATATACTGCTCTACGTTATTTTAATATCGCAGGACCAATTCAAGACTATAAGAGAACTGTACCTCCATTGTTTGCTGGTGTTGCTATTCGTCTATTAGGTGGTAACAATCCAATAATCTTTGGAGATGGAACACGTAGACGAGACTTCATACATGTTGATGATGTTAATGCTTTTCATCTACAATGTCTAGTTGATAATAGAACAGTTAATGAAACTTTCAATCTTGGAATGAATAATTCTAATTCTTTATATGATATCTCTCAGATTATTTTTGAATATTTAAAAGATGAGATACCAGCTGATTACTTAGAGTATGACAACTTACCTGAGATCAACGGTGAAGCACATACTATATATTCCAACATTGATAAAGCCAAAGCAATTGGATGGGCACCACAGAAGACCATTGAAGATGCTATCTATGACACGATTGATTATTTAAAGTTGGAGATTGAGAAAGGAAACGTTGACCCTACTACCTTTATGTCAGGTATTAATTCTGATGATTTAAAAATATAATATAGGATATAGATTATGGCGAATAGAAACATGAATGATGGAAGCCGAGATCGCGGCGCTGAGCGCAACTTTGATAAAGAAGCAAAGGAATTGATCCAAGGTCTATCTGAAAGACAATTATATGAGCTGTTTAAAATTGCTCATAGACAAAGTCAAAAATCATGTAGTGAAGAACGCGCAAAGGAATTGCGAGCAGTTAAGAAAGCAGTCTTACAGGCTAAAGGTATTGAGAAGTATCGTCTTGAACGTATTATGAATGGTTATACGTCTGAGATGGCAAGAACGGGAAATCCCAAAGATGGTCAATTTACTCCACACAGGAAGAAAGTGTAATGATTAAAACAGCAAGTACAATTAAACGCGAAAAAGAAGCCGCAGACGAATTGGTAGCAAACTTTATCGCTAATGGTGGAGTCATTCAATATTTAGCGCCAACTGCATGGGACGAAGAAGCTGAACGCCCTAAGGCTGCGCCTCGCGTTATTGGTGTAGAGACGGAATCATAGTGGACTTTTTGATCCTATGCGGTCTAATGTTCATGGTGGGTTTAATTCTTAACAAGTGGGACAATGAAGATCAAGACAAATAAAAACAAATTGAGCATGGACGCTCAGTTACTACTTAAAGTCTGCTTGGTATTATTATGGTCAAATCTATGTTTAATCATATTGCTGATGATAATGATAGCAGGCAGAGCCTTTTAACTCTAATGGATATATTCTTATTCGTTATAACCATATTCTTTTTTGTTCTAAACAAAAGGGTTTAATCTCATAAAGTTGTTGACATTCTCCATGAAACCATATATAATGGTACTATAAATTGATAAAAGGAATGGAAATATGAAATTAGTAATTCAAACACAATATAAAGAAAACTACTCAGCCAACAATGATGGCTGGACCGGTCCTTCTGCAAACGACCATTGGAAATTCAAAGGTGGTTCAACTTACGTGGTTGCTAACATTCAGTCTTCAGTTCTATATACCGGCAGTGTATCTGCTAATGCTCTATATGAAATCGTTGATTCTGTTAAAGAATTGATATGTTCTTCTGATGGATATACTGAAGAGTATATTCTTGATTGGGAAATGATGAATGACGGTGCTACCGTTTGTGAACACTGGGAAACTCCAGTTCAATTATACTTCAGAGATAATCAGTGGACAGCCATGAAGGTTTCTGATAATAGAGGAGAAAATGGTTTCAGGAGAAAGGAAATTCTAGAAGTCACTGAGACTTGGGTTCTTGGAAAAGACAATGAAAGGACTGATTATAAGTCTGAGTATTTGATGGAAGATGGAGACATTGTTTCATACCAAGAGTTAACCAAGTGGTTTGAAGATCATAAGGAGGTAGCGTAATATGAAGGATATTATAAAGACGGTTGGTTCAATCGTAATCGTTAGTTCTATATTTGCATTAGGCATATTCTCATTTTCTTCTATTGCTGCAATTCCTGATGTACGCGTATCGCATTCTACTAATGAGTGTGTTACAGTAATAAACTATGAGGAAGACGATAAATATTCATGTACGGATATGCCTTCTAAATATAATATGGTATGGGTGAAATAATGATAGATTTACTTTACGGTTTTATTGGTTTAATATTTGTTCTGTTAGCCGCAGTCGCGGTCTATATCGGAGCTGTGGTTAATGAAGAAGAACGGCGAGGTAAACGCATCCCACTAGTTTGGGAGAAAGACGGATTACTTTATATGACAAAGCGCAAAGTTTTTGATAAGTCTGATATTAAATACCGAGATGGAGATAACACATGAAAGAGTTAGCCGTTTCTACTATAAATACTATTGTAAATAAAGTAAAGGATATTAATTGGATCTATGTAGGAAAAGTATCTCTTGTTATTATTCCTGCGATATGTTGGACGCCTTTATATTTTATAATCAAATTCGTAGCCGATATGGCCACACGGTTTGATACCTTTGGTGCTGATATGATTGAGGACTTTTTTAATGATTGAGATTCTAAAAGAAGTAACAGATTGGGGTGATCATGTCATCTCTAATGGTTATTATCATGTTAATAGACAAACTCAGCTTGTTGCATATCAGGCTGAAGGTGGCGAATTAAAAATCTTTAATAAGCCAATGAAACACTTTTCTAAATCTAGACGCAAGTTCGTCAAGATTGGAGACTATCAGGAAAAGGGTAGTCTAGGCGGTGTTGCTGTGCAAGGCAGTAATGGTAACACCTATTACGTAGCGGACAATAAATGTTCCTGCCCAGGGTTCAAGTTCCGTGGCGATTGTAAACACATTAAACAATTAGAGGTGGCATAATGGAACGACAAGACGCGATAATTGAAAATAAAGTAAGGGACTATTTTACGGCTTTTGGAAATAAGGACGATCAAACTCTATGCAAGATGTTTGACTCAGATATCCATTTGACCGATAGTCATGTTAACTGTAAAGGTATCGTAGAGGTACTCCAAGCTAACGAAACTATCTTTGCTAACTGTTTACGGATTACACCAATCATTGATGATATCCTCGTAGATGGTAATAACGTTTGTGTTGTACTTGATATTGAAATCATGACCGCAAGTAACGATCCAGTTAAAGACTTTGCGGAAGATCATGTAACGCTGAAGATAGTCGATCTTATTCAGTTTAATGATGAAGGTCTAATTAAAAGAATCTCTGCATATAAGCAGTAGGAGTATATTATGGATGAAAGAGTATTAGAAGAAATTCAGTTAGCACGTAATCTCGCAGGGCCTTCTGGTCCTCTTGGGCCTTCTGGTCCTAATGGTCCTGTGACGATACTCGCAGGGCCTTCTGGTCCTCTTGGTCCTTCGACAATACTAGCGGGGCCTTCTGGTCCTCTTGGGCAATTATCTTTTGCATCTCTAATT